GTTATTAAGATGTTAAAAGGAAAGCATGTTGGTTTTAATACCACTTCAGTCGCGTATTCCTCAGATACTAATGATTATTTACATCCAGCATATACAGGTTTTGACACTCCTTTGAGTGCCGCAGGTTTTTGTGGCTCTTTTTTAGTGGATGCGTCGGGAATCGTTATCGGAATGCATGTAGCTGGGGACAGCGAAAATGGATTTTGTGTTATGCCCAGTAAGTCTATAGGAGAGGAAATTAATGAATTAATAGCTAATAGTAGTGAGTGTGAGTTTGAGGTTGATACTAAGATAACGCCAAATATATCAGGCGTTCGTTTACGATATGATCAAGGTGAAATTACCAAGAAATATCCTATAGCAAAAACATCGTTAGCCCCAACTATATTCCATACTGATTACAATGCAAATGTAAGTGAGATTATGAAAGAAATGAACTTGAGGAAGAAAGCTCCTCCAATCGTAACAAATCCAATTAAAGCAATTGAAGATGCTGCTCTTAAGACATTTAGTCACCAGGGCGACGTATCTAAGGAAGAGGATAGTTACATTGAGAGTGTTTTAGACTTGATGATACCTAATTTTAAGGAAATAACGTGGAAAGAAGTAGCCTTTGGGAACGAACATCTACCTCCTATCAATAAGAAGTCGAGTAATGGTTATGGAATGAAGATTCATAAAACTGATTATGTAAATTTTGAGGAGAAATTCATTTATGAAGACACACTTGAAATGTTAGAAGATTTTAAACAACAATGCAATGATGGTAATGTAAAAATTAGCACCATGTTAGGAGTAGAGTCTATTAAAGATGAGTTACGGTTACCAGAGAAAGTTAGAGATCCGCGTACATTTAGAGTTGTTCCTTTAACACATATGATGTGGTCAAAGAAAATTTTAGGAGAAGTGGCTATACATATAAAGAACAATATGCATGATACAGGGATATGTTCAGGATTTAATCCATACAAAGATATGCATGTATTGGCAGAAAAGTTGAATGAATGTGATGTCACTTGTGATGTTGATTTCAAAAAGTGGGACGGATCCCTTATAGCTAGAATAATGAAGATAGTCAGTAGAATATTTTGCAATAAATATGAAGGTGAGAATGTTAAAGTTTTGGAGACACTAATGAATAATGTTTTTAACAGCACAGTATTAGTTTACGATGCAGTATGG